CCTTCAGTTTCTATAGTGTCCTGTGCATCATAAACAATAGGTCTAAATGTTTTAGGTGCTGGTTGAGTTTTAATTGGTTGTGTGCCACTGATTGCCTGACCATTTGGACAAGTAGCATAAGCTTTTCTTCCATGAAAAATAATAGTTGGATTTTCTGATAGTTCTATATCTCTATTAGTTAAATCACAGGCAGGGTTATCTCCTATCAATACAGTCTCAGGTATATAAGGAGTTTCTGGTATTTCTACTTTCGGTATCTTTATCTCAGGAACTTTAATCGTAGGCATCAACAATCATTAAAGTCAGAAGCCATATTTCCTCCGATCTTACCACCTTCTCTTCTTGCTGTATTTGTAGCAAAACCAGATAAGAACCAACCTACAATAGGAACATTAGATAATGATGTTGCAAGTCCTGTTCCCGTTGCTACTGACGTTCCAATCAGTTCTCCAGTTGACTCACCTTTGGCACGTTCTTCAATACAAGCTATTTGTTTTGCTGTAAGCTCACCATTATTTACAATCCTTATATCTTTTTCTCCAGCTACTTTTTGAGTTTCTTTTGTAGATAAAGCCTTACTAGCACCTAAGAACCCTGCTGGTTTTTTACTTGTTTCCATAGATGCAATAATTCTTGGGTCGTGCATACGATGTCTGATTCTATAACCTTGCATATCAGCTTCAATCTCATAAGTAGAATATTTACTAACAGGCAGATCAAACATAGGTAGATTAGATTTCTTGCTTAATAAGCTAATTGTATAAAAATTAGAAGCAACAAAAATAGTTCCAAGTCCTACTGATATTCCTTTAATAATATTGTTATTCATATAGTTTTAAAATTTAGTCCAATCTTTACCTTTTGGTACACCTACAGATGGCCCTGTCATATCGGGTAGACCTTGATCTAATACTTTAGGCATAAGTCCAGAAACATTACCCATAACTTCTTTCATCAGTTTGGATTTAAACTGCTCTGACGTTACATACTTATAACCAAAGTACCCTCCACCAATAACAGAAGTTACCATTAAGAAAGAAATAATGCTTAAAACATTAGCTATTTTTTGAAACATGATTAAAGAAACGTTTTTGAGAGCTTTAGTACCTGTTACTATCATAACCTTCACAGGAATTTTAGCCTTAGCTCCCCTTTATGTTACGCTCGGAATCGTAACAAGACAAGTATCAACTGAAACTAACTAGCTTTTTTTCTACGATAGAATCTAGTTTTACAGGCATTAGAACAATACTTTCTTCTTTGTTCTGTGGTAGCAAACACTTTGCCACAGAATTTACACTGCTTTTCTATTATTTCGCAATAGACTTTTTTTCGGTTTCTGCCTCTGCTCTATCTACTAATATAGCTTCAATACGCATAATCTCATCACGACAATTATTAGCAACCTGTACAGCTTGTTCTTGATTATTTTTTAATTCTTGTATGCGTTGTTGTAGTTCCGCATCTGTTCTACGAGCCATAAATCAATAATGTGTTTCTTATAGTGTAACAGCAGCTTTTATTCTTAGCTAGGTTCTGTAGGCCAAGTAATGTTATATGGATCTGCTTGTGTTGTAATATCACGCAAAGCCTGTCTATAAGTTTTCCAAGCATCAGACATGGTAAGGTCACTACTAGCTCTCCAATCTGTATCTTTTAACTTACGTTCTCTTTCAATTCTTACCTCTCCCCATTTATTATTTGTTAAAGTAGTCTGTTCATCTGAAGTTGTAGATTCTACCTTAACTGTATAAGCCTTTCCACTATCAACATAAGCATCTACTGTAGATAGCTTTTGTGTTGGGGTTGTGTAGGTAAGAGTTTCTACAAGTTCAACAGTATTATTTGCTGTTAAAAAATCTGCATTTGGGCCAGCAACAGTAAAGCTAGTATTAGGAAATAATTGTTGGATCGTACCAGTGTTTTTTACAGTAGTGCCATCAATAATTGCGTAGTTCATAATTAATTTAAAAGAACTTTACTTTTAATAATTATAATCATTTTACTCTCCATAAACTGCATAACGACTATTATTAAACCCACCTAATATAAGCTTTCTATTCTTGTAATCCATTCCTAAAGAATAATTAGCAACTCCACTAGCTGAGCTTGTAATGTAATACCATGTATTTTGACTATGCGTTCCATTATAACCACTTCCAGATAAAACCATTTCAGTAGCACCATAATGAGAGATGGCATAATAAGAATTTGAATATCCTTGAATTACTCCATCTCCTGTCCAGACCAAACCATAGCCATTTACTGCATTATTACCACTAGACCATTTTCTTGTAGTACTTATAGTATTACTACTGATACTAGATGTGCTTGCTGGTAGATCATACCCATATAAAGCAAAATCGCTTGCATTATATGTTATTAAATGAGTTCCGCTATAACAAACCCCTCTTGTATCTACAGAGTTAGGATTATTTGTTGTACCAGTAGTGAAATTTTGATAACCTATATAAGTTCCTGACGGATAATTAAAATAATATAATCTTCCATAAATACTTCCAGTTAAAGATACAACAAACACAGGTGTATTATCACCTAAATATGCAACAGTAATATCTGAATTTATATTACTACCTAATCCTGATGCTGAATGTCCTGCTAAATCAGTTGGATTATTACTACTTGGTGAATAGAAATTTGCGTTGCCAGAATATGTACTACCTCCATTACTCCATGCGTAACTACTTGTTGTACCATATGCAACAAATATTTTACTTTCTGAATGATCAAAAAATGCTCCTAATCCTCTATGAGTATCATAATAACCACCAACCAGTGTATCAACAGATGTATTGACAATACTTATAGGTGATGCACCACTTGTAAAAAAACCACTATAAGCAGAATCATCAAGACCTTGACTAGCAGCAGAACGTAATCGATGGGATAGTGTCATGAAAGATCCCCAACTGTTGCTCCATATAATTGACTACCAACTTTAAATAATTCTATTGCTGTGGCGTTAGCACCGCCAAGTGTAGGAGCAGATCCACCATTCCACTTCATAGTAGGCCAAGTTAAAGTATAGGCAGATGCAGTTGCGGTAACTATAAGAAGTATTGATTGACCAGTAGTAAGAGAGTCAGTTGCAGTTCTATTAGCTCCTAAAGTCCAAGTCTGTATCATTCCGTTATCAGGATCTAAAGCAACAGAAGAAGCGTCAGTAATAGCAAATATATTTTCATTTATTGCATCTTCAAAAACAACAGAACCTGTAAACGTACCACCTGCTAATGGCATTTTTGTTGCATCTGCTGGTAGAGAAGTAAGATTTGCACCTGATCCTGAGAAGGTATCTGCTGTGCAAGTCCCTGTAACGCTTACACCTGTTGAACTTGTTACTAATTTTTGATTCCCAGAGTGTTTTAATGCAACACTTGAATCTGATGCAATAGATACTGCATTATTAGAATTAGATAAATGTTGTATTTCTTCTACTTTTAATGTTGACATAATAATTAAAAACGCATTATTTGTATTTTACCCTTTTAACTAGGCTTTGTCGGCCATGTAATATTATCTGGATCAGATTGAGTTGGTACATCTCTTAATGCTTGACGATAGGTTTTCCATTCGTCAGCTAAAGTAAGGTCACTAAAAGCTCTCCAATCACAATCTGCTAATAAATAATTTCTATGTGTTCGTACATTTTGCCATTTTTTAGCAAGAGTTTCTGATTCTGTTGATTGATTTGTATTGTATTCTGCAATTTCCGCATCAGTCATTTCAGATACAACACCATTAACAATTTTTTTCATTAGCTTTCTTTTAGTTTAAAAAGAATAAAGACACTACCTGCATCAATAGTTCGACTATTAGTTAAAGTAAATCTTAGTCCAGTAAGTTTATTACTTGCATAAGGAAAATTATCTTTAGATAAATGTCCATATACATCTACGTATTCCTGTTGACTTCCAGTACCAACAGAAGTTGCTTTGAACCAACTATTATAATCTGTGCTAAATTCCATTTCAAAAGTTTCATGGCCAATATTTGAACTGTCAATGTATTCTTGATAAGCAGGATCAAATGTAACTCTATTATAATTTACGAATTGTGTCATAGGTTGAGCATAGCCTTGAGCAGAACCATACTTATGAAGGATATATCTCCAACCACTATAAACAATACTTGTACCTCCATTAACAAAAGGTGCAATTTCTATTTCACCGTCATAATGACTTTTTAAAACTTTTTTACCTACAAGTTTATATTGTCCAGCACTTAAACCACCAGTGGGATTAAAGTCTACTTGAGAAACACTTGAAGATACTGTAGTTTTGCTTACAAAATCATAAGCACCACCACCAGCAGAAAGTCCAGTTAATGCTGAACCATCAATAGCTGGTAAAGTTCCTGTTATATTAGCTGCTGGTAAAGAAGTTAAACTCGCACCTGACCCTGAAAAAGTTGTTGCTGTACACGTTCCAGTAACGCTCACGCCTGAAGATGTAGTGGTTAATTTAGCAGATGCTGAGTGTTTTAAAGAGACAGAAGAATCAGACGCAAGTGATATTGCATCATCTGTACTTTGCCTAGATTGTATATCATCTACTTTTAGTGTTGACATAATACTTACTACTTTAAATTCATTTTACCTTTAATTTTAAATTTTGTCCTCTTTTTTATACTGTATAAATTCCAAAGTAACCTTGGTCTGATTGAGTCTCTGAAGTCAAAGTAGAATTATTAGTTGCTCCATAAGAAGCACTGGTGACGAATATGTAAGTAGAACTATAAAATGATGTACCTCCGCCTCCTCCTGCACTTCCTAAGTTACCTGTGCCACCATAACCAGTGCCACTATTATGAGTATCTGTACCAGGATAACCGCCTACGTAACCTCCACCACCTCCAGGGCAACTTCCTCCGCCACCACCAAATCCACCTGGAGTACCACATGCAGAAACATGTCCACCTTTACCACCCTCTACAAAATGCCTAGCTCGCTGGGCAGTATATGATGATGCATAAGTTTCTGGGGTATAAGTATTCAACCAACCAGCACCACCGTCATAAGTTCCAGAGGTTCCAGAAGATGGGCCTCTTCGACTTCCAGCAGTAGAAGTAGATGTAGTTAAATCACCAGGTGCTCCGAAAGTAGTATTAGCTGAATAACCACCACCTCCTCCTCCTAAAACAAAAATAGCAGTGTTAGTAGAATCAGTGTAATCAGTTCCTTTAATAAGAAAAAATCCACCTCCTGCACCATAATTACCCGAACCATGATTCGGAATTAAAAGTAAAAGGGGAGTTTCACTAGAAAGAGTTAAATCTGCGGTGGCTGTAGCTCCTGTCCAACGATTAGTTCCTGAACCACTACCACTTCTTGCATAAATTTTGTAACTGGCAGCAGGAAGAGTAAAACTAAGAATACCATCACCTACTCTAGTAAAGTCAGATTGTACAAATTCATTAGCTTTTTGTCCACTATAGTTATCCTGAGTTGCACTAGACCAATAAGTAGCTAAACTAGCACCTTGTTGAGCACTTACCGTTCCGTAACTGTCAGTACCCCATTTACCCTCAAATAATATATTAATATTCTTTCCAGCAACACCAGCATTTTGAAGTGAGGTAGCACCACCACCAAAACCTGTCATTGACAAAGGTTTGTTATATGTCCAATAATCTTGTTTCATTAATTATGATGTTTTACTTTGATTTGCAATTACAGTAAATGTTGCTGATGCTGTTTTAATAATTGTATATGCGTAAATATCAAAATTACTTGAACCACCATCTGAGGGAGCAGAACCTCCAACCCACTTTTCATATATATTAGGGTCGCCATCAATATATATATGTGCAGAATAAGCAGCAGCAGCAGCAGTTGTGATAATAGTTACTGATATAGCTTCTCCAACACTCATACTAGAGTCGAGAGAGGTAGAACTATTGAATCTAATATTCGGTGTAGATGTAGTTGTTTCTTGTGTCGTGAAAAGATGCACCATGCCATTTTCTAAATCAATATTTGTATTATCACTTAACTTACCAGCAGTTATATTTACACCTTCTTTAAGTAAACCAGAGAAATCTCCAACAGTGCCAAACTCTAACTGTCCTACTGCTGTAGCTCCACTACCTGTTATACTTTTTACTTTTAAAAACTTATCAGCAGCTATTTGATTATCTGGTAAGACCATCGTATATGACTGACCAGCACTATGAGCAGGGGATTTAATTTTTACGCCATGACTTTGTGCAGAGCAATTTAACTGCAATATCGCATCATCACCACCAGCACCTTTTACCTCTAATGCACCAGTTCCGTTTGGAATAACTCTTACATTCCCATTCGTGGTATCAGTTTGAATTTCATCAACAATAACTTTTGACATGATTTTTAAATAAGAAAGAAGTTAAACAAACGTCATGGTAGAGCTTGCACTCACTGTAAGGGTAGCACTAGAAGCAATAGTCATAGGACTAGCTGCTACATAGTTAAAGTTTGCTGTTGTAGTAAAGCTATTGTCCATTTGATTTTCTGCTTCAACAAATAAATTTTCACCACTACTACCTGCTAATGCTGGTGGTATGTTTGTTAAGTTTGCACCACTTATTGCTGGTAGCGTACCAGTGATGTTAGCTGCTGGTATTGATGTTAAGTTTGCTGCTGAAGCTGCTGGTAATGTAGCAGGGAATCTAGCATCTGGTATCGTTCCAGAACTAAGACTAGCTGCATTTAAAGCCGAACCGTCAATATATCCAGCACCGTTAGTTATAGCGTTATTGTTAAGAGAAATGTTTGCCGATCCATCAAAACTAACACCAGCTATATTACGAGCAGTGGCAAGGGTAGCTGCGGTTGTAGCTGCAATACCAAGAGCATCAATATCTGACTTCGTTTGATCTGCGGTAGCTGAAGTTTCTATTCCTGATAACTTTGTTTTTTCAGCGTCAGTAAATGCGTTTGTGTCACTTTCTCCCTCGTATAAACTTTTTATTTCAGCACCAGTTTGGTCTGCGGTTGCAGAAGCTTCGATAGCATTAAGTTTTGTATGGTCAGCATCAGTAAACACATTACTATCACTGGCACTTTCTACTAAAGTTCTAATCTCTGCTGCGGTTTGATCGGCTGTAGCTGATGTTTCAACACCTGATAGTTTTGTTTGCTCTGCATCTGTAAAAGCATTTGTATTACTGTTACTTTCGTACGATGTTTTTATCTCAGTAGCAGTTTGATCCGCAGTCGCTCCACTCTCTATCGCATTTAGTTTTGTATGATCTGCGTCTGTGAAAGTATTAGAGTCTGAAGCCGCTTCTACTGCTGTTGCTATTTGTGCAGCCGTTATAGCTCCTGTATTACCATTAACAGATAAAACTTGATCTGTAGGTGTTAATAATTCTGTGAAATCTGCCATTGTTCCAGCAGTTCCACTGTTTCTCACATAAGACTTATTCTGATCTGATCTAACAACAATATCCCCTTCTTGTGTTGTAAGACCTAGCTGTGCAGATTCATTTGCTGCTGTTTGTACAGTAGTAAGTGCTATTTGATCGACATTGAAAGTAGTGCCAGATAAACTTAAACCCGTTCCAGCAGTGTATGTTGTGTCACTACTATTAGCATCAACATAAGCTTTTACTGATTGTTGGCTTGGTACTTTAGTATCGCTGTCAGATGCCATGTTATCTTCATCAATAACAAAACTCATTGCAGCAGTTGAAGCGTCAGTATTCATTACCGCACCAGCAGCGTCTACATTAGTTGCATCTGTGACATCTGCACTAGCTTCTATTGCAGTAAGTTTTGACTTCTCAGCATCCGTAAAAGCATTGGTATTAGATTCGGCTTCATATGCTGTTTTAATTTCTGCTCCTGTCTGATCTGCTGTTGCACTGGTTTCTATACCTGTTAATTTAGTTTTCTCAGTGTCAGTAAAGGCATTGGTATCTGCATTTGCTTCATATGCTGTCTTTATCTCTGCGTTTGTCTGGTCAGCAGTGGCAGAAGCTTCAATACCATCAAGTTTTGTATGATCTGCTGTTGTAAAATTTTCATCAGTTTGTGATGCCACAGCAAAGTCTATAGTGCCATCTGCATCTTGATAAGTTACTGTTATACCTGACTCAGTATTACCTGTGAGCATAGCTCCCACAATATCTTGTATCTCTTCATCAGTTTGATCTGCTGTAGCACTAGCTTCTATTCCTGATAGTTTAGTTTTTTCAGCATCACTAAAAGCATTAGTATCACTTTCAGCTTCATATAGAGATTTTATTTCCGAACCTGTTTGGTCAGCAGTAGCACTTGCTTCTATCGCATTTAACTTTGTATGATCTGCGTCAGTAAATACATT